TGCCAGTATCCAACAGCCTTCTGGCCCGATACGTGGGGATCAACCGCAGACCAGGGAGCCCATGCGCGTTGACCCCCCGACATGGTTCCGATCCAGAGATAATTATTAGTACCCGATATATCTCCAGCGACGATGATAGATGCATCGGCAGAGATGGCTACACGGCGCCAGTACCCGGACGATAGATTGGTCTGTTGTTGCCAGGTCAGTCCCGCATTTGAGCTGATATATAGACTGCCAGGACCCATACCACCTTGGTTGGCAGCCACGAGTGTCTGGCCATTGGACGATACAGCGACACCGTGCCAGTTTCCTGTTCCAATTGCACTATTGTAGTTGCTCCACGATGTACCTCCATCCGCACTGGTCCATACCAGACCACTATACGTGTCCGCTGCCAACAGGCGCGTTCCAGTATAATCGGACGCAACTGCCGACCAGTATCCGAGTGGCGCGTTCGAAGGAGATGTCCAATGTACCCCCGCATCCTTACTTAGCCAGACACGGCCAAATATGTTTTCGTTCGAATAAGCTCCATCGATCCAGGTTGACGCAATCAGGTTTGAGCCATCTGCAGAGGATGCTACTGAAGACCAATTACCTGTTCCGAGTGCTCCGTAATAAAATGAGGGCGCAACGGGGATCGGCGAGTTCTTCCATGAATAGTTCTCAATGCCAGTGGCTCCGGAGAGAGACCCTGCATTCAGACCCACCGCAATTACCGAAGATGCTTCATTAAAAAGAGCCGCGTTCTCGCCAACCGCATATACGTAATTGCCCGTATTGCCAGACGCGGATCCGGTACCGAGTGCAACGACGCTCGTTCCGGCGTTGGATGCTCCGGCATTCAGACCAAGGGCTACCAGCTCATTCCCCGAGTTTTCAGATGCAGATCCTGTACCGATCGCAACTAGATTGTTTCCGGAATTCGAGAGGCCGACCGGGTCGCCAATGATGACTACATCACTGCCCGTATTACCCACGCCCGCACTGAGACCAATTGCAATGACGGAGGACCCCGTGTTGCCGTTGAGCGTATCGTGTCCGATGGCAATGATATCGGAGCCACTGTTATTATTGGCGACGTCAGTTCCAAGAACAACGGCAAAGCTTCCCGTGTTCGAATTCAGCGCGTCGTATCCAAATGCGACCAGGTTGCTTGTTCCGTACATGTTTGAAGTCAGAATACGCGAGCCGATTCCCTCTATCAGGAATGTGGGGATGCATATCTGGGAGAGATCGCAGCATGGGGTGGAGCATGGAGCCGGGCATGGGGGGGCCGGGCACGGAGCCGGGCAGGGAGCCGGCTGTGAACATACCACAATCGGCGCTGGGGGGTATGGCATCGGCGGATACGGCATCGGCGGGTATGGTGACGGCGGATAGGGGTGTTGTTGACCACAAGGGGTTGAGGGCGGACCGAACGCGGGCAGTCCGACATACGACGGTCGTTGCATCTTTACATTACGCGGACATTTTACTTGGAGAAGTAGGCGAGATATTGATATTCATAGCCCACCGGTGTCATGTCTACCAATTCATGTCGTGAAAATCCGACCGAACGCACAATGTCGAGCATGGCAGAGATTGTTGGCATGTGAAGGCGATGGACGTGTTCGCGGTATGATGGCGGATCTTTCAGCTCAAAGACCTCTTCAAATCGCGCATCGTCTTCACCCGGCTCTTTGACAAACCGGCTCTTGTACTTGAACTTGTCGAAGAAGATGTCCGAATCAATCACACGCTCTGTACTGTATTTTTGTACGGAAAATGCCAGAAATGGGGACGCCGCGTCAAGAATAGGGTCGAATTTGTGCGGGTCCACCAAATGAAGAATAAAGACACCACCCGGCTTCAACCACGAATAGATATTGTCAAGAACCATTTTCTGATTGCGGAATTGATATATGGAGAAGTAGAGCATCAATGCGTGTGAAAACGATTTGGGAGGAAACGTCTCTACCCGTGTTATGTCACCTTTATAGAACCGTCCAGACTTGCACTTTTCACGAGCCTTCTTCAACATGGCCTCCGACGAATCGACTCCGACAAAATCAATGTCGTCCTTGCACATCCATTCCGCGTGCTGAGCTGTTCCGCAACATACATCGAGGACCTTCACTTCCTTCTTTGGCCAGTTTGCGAGACCATACTCCTTTATCGAGGCCTTCTCGAAGGAGACGCGCTCTATTATCGTAAACAGCTTGTCGTAGACATTCGCATAAAACTCATCATAAATCTCATCAAAATCCTCATGCGACTTCGAGGGCAGACCTTTCTCGTCAGTGTTCTCGAACATTTCACGGTGAGCCTTCGAAGTATGGTAAATAACCAAGAGTGCGACGACAACGAGTGACAATAGCCAATATGCTAAATAATGTTCCATTCGTCTCTTGTATCTATGTAAGAAATGTGGGAACGCCTTCCAATCCAACGAAAAACGATAAAGGGACCCTCCTATTCCTTCATTACTCGCGAGCACGAATACGATGCGTGCAAGGACGTGAAGATGACTACATGGAAAAGGGTTCCGGCGGGCGTGAAGGCATGGGCCAAGTCCCTCTGGGAAGATGGATTTAAGATCAGGAGGGACCCTGCGAATTCAGACGATGTACTCGCATGGATCCCTAGAAAAGGCGTTCTTCTAGCCAAGTATGGTAAGTGGGTTGGTGCAGACCGGTCAACGTACATGGTCTACATGTGCTACAACTACGTGACTCGCGATTCTCGAGGCGCGGGCATATCAGAACAGCTCATACTCTCACTCTGCAACGAATGCACCCGGCGATGGGGCCCTGTTCGATTCATGTTTGAATTACAGCATGTCCCCCGCAGTTTGCGCGATGCAACGCCCATCTTGAGATTCTCTTATGTGTGGATCCCGTTTCTCAGTGTCCAAACTCCACCTCGGTGGGTGCCGACATCTGACATGCGCATGTTGGCGGGATACCGGGGATTTCATACAGCCCAATGGACTGGCTACCGGGCATTTGAGTACAAGGGCATGAAGGTCGTTCTTGATCCTCATAACGATGTAGTATATTACGACGACTATGCATCTCTTCTATCATTTGACGGCTTGCCCATTGCAGGCGCTTATTGTCGGGTATTTTCTCCGCTCGGAGGTGTTCGCGTGTACGTGGAAAATATGTACTTTGAACCGGAATTAACATTCAAACACCATCTACTCGTCTAGTATAATTCCGAGTAGTGTGGAACATGGCGCGGACGAAAGTACGAGAACACAGCAGTGTACTTGTGCAGGGCAAGAATCAGTATAAGTAGGATTATGACTGCGATAAACACGTCGAGAATCATGGCAAACGATGAGGGGAAGCGGGACAGGTAGGCAATCAGGGGGTTCGGATTCTCGTTCGAGTCCAGAGGAGGGCGCGTATTGGTCGGATTTGTGAGTTGCACGTAGCGATCATAAATAGAAATTTTATCCTTCTTTTCATCTAGGATTCCGCGCAGGTAATCAAATGTGCCCTTGAGCCCCTGCTTCAACGACGACTGTTTGTCGCGAATCGCCGCGATGGAGTCGGTATACCCCCTTTGCGTCTGCGCCTCCGTGTCGAGATCCTGAAACTGCGCACGGTATTGATTCAAAATGGGATTCATCTTCTTGTCGGAAATGCGCTTCTTTTCCTGCTCTGCCCACTCGGGACCGTTCTTTAATGAAAAATACAGAAACCGCGCCTGCTCGTATCCTTCCGGATCATCATCGCGTTTCCGCGCAGCGTTCTCAAAGGTTTTAAATGCTTCCTGGATTCGCTTCTCTTTTGAAATCCCAGCGTCCATTATCTTATCCTATCATGGCAAAATAGACTGATGCACCCAGACCCACTGCCAATATCGCGATTGCAATGCCCGATGTTATGGTTGACGGGAGAATCGATCCAACGACGACGTACAGCAGTGCAACTGCCGACAGGGTGGCTACAATGATCTCCAGTGACAGCATCTTGCCCTGATAGACATCCTGTGTGTTCTTACTCATCTCGATCTCGCGACGCAGTTTTTGAGCCTCCTCTTGTGCGGGCGCAATGTCACCATCGTACTTAATGGCGTCGCGTACAGCGTTGATAGCCTGCTTGCGCGTCATGCCCGAAGCGACCTGCTCGTTTTGAAGCTTCAGAGAATCGCCCAGTGCATTCACTTGGTTATCCATGTTGTTGTTGTAGTCCTTGACACCCTCCAAGATCTTGTCCACGTGCAGATCACCCATATCATCTAGACGCTGAAATATATTCCCTGCCGGGCCCGATGAAGATGCGGTGATATACGTCTGATGACTCGCTGGATTGATGGATACAGACCGCCCCTCCAGAATCGACATTCCGGTCGTGTCGGCAATCTGACACGAATCTGACTTGTCGTATGGCGCATCACAGCGCTCAAGTACCGACGACCCAAGCTTGGTTACATACGCGATCTGGTTATCCGCACCTACCGCAACGGGGAACTTGCCCTTCATGGATGGCAGTTCGTTCCATCCCCCCTGTCCGTTGGGAGCACCCTTGAAGGTATGGAACCCATCCGGTTTCTGCACAACGGAATATGTATTTCCAGAGCTGGCGGCTACTACACCCACGGGTGATCCTCCAACTGGGGGCATGGGGATGTCGACCCATGAATTTGTAGTGCACGGCTTCGCACACCCCTTCTTCCCCACAAACATGAATGAATCGGTGAGATTGATGCTGGGGAATGGGGGCAGGTTGCCGGGGACGGTCACGGATGTCCAATCTCCATCACCCCTCACTGAGCGCATAAATACTTTGGGTCCTGGGGGTTCCGTCGTCTTGGAAGGTGCGGTGACCTCGATGGACAATGAAGTCGATCCCTGAAACGTGCTCATGAGCTTCTGGGTATCCTGGGGATTGCCCACGAACGTGTGGAAAAATCCACCGTTTCCAATCGTTGTCAGGGGAAAGGATGCAGTGATACCGCGGTTGTCGGTGAGTATGGCCGTGTACCCAGTCCCCGTCATTACATCGCCCGCCACCTTATCCACCGCCGGACCCAGAAATGCCGTTGACACAATCGCGCCGTATGGAACGGGGGCAATGTGCCCCGGTGGCATTCCCACATCACCGATCGGAATTTGGCCAGTCTTGATGGGGCTGTTGTTTACCGGGGTCACTGCCTCTGCACCGTAGAGAACGTAGACGTTCGTCTCGTCCGTGTTGATATCGAGTGGCATGCCCGCCTTTGCCGATGGTTGGGGTACGTTTGTCCAGTTACTGCCATCGCAGGGTTCCTTACACCAGTAAAAATCACCGTTGGTATTGAAACCCCACACAAAACCTGCCGAGGAGGCGGATATCTTATTGAGCTGTCCGGGCAGGTTCTGCCACCCCACGACCTGCGTCAGCTGGGCTTTTACATAGTTCGTAAGCTGAGTTGACGCATCACGAAATGCGTTGACATAATCCGACATGTCTCCTTATCTTATATTCACTCATGGAAATTCTGTCAAAGATTCCTTTTCCGATAATATAATGGACCCCGAGGTGTATGAACAAACAAAGTCGCAAGATCTGGCTGCTGCGATGGACTCGTATGCGTCGGTAAAGGAAGGATACATGCGCATGATCCGTGAGGCACTGCAGAAGAAGAATCCCCAGGATAGGGCGGAGGCACTGCGTTCTATCGAGCAGGAGAATCAACGGTTGTCTGTAGCCGTCGAGCGCCTGCTGGATATTTGGACACAGGGGAGTGGCGATCTCTCTACCTACCAATCCTACAAGATCGGAGACTTGCGCAAGGATTTGGAGGCATACAAACACCAATTGGAAGAGCTGAAATCCTATCGCGATGAACTGACCAAGCTCCGCGAACTCAAAAAATCATTAGAATCCGATAACTCGAGTAGTCAAATAATTTATTATGGTCTCATCGTCGTAGCGCTTGGACTCCTCCTGTTTGTCTTTGTACTGTTTGTCAGCAAGACCTACTTTTCCTCGTCCTCGTCCTCGTCCTCGTCCTCGTCTACATCCCTGTTCGCACCGACAGCTCAGCCGTCGATATTCAGTGGAATAGGCCTTGATTAGGGTTATAACCGAGCACATCATAATTCGGGAGAGATGACATGGACCCACCATTCTGCCTTGCTAGAATATAACCAACTACAAAAAGTATTGGGAGAACGAGTAGAACAATGCCCATGCGCAGGAGAATGGCATATCCCACCGACAGATCGAGAACTGGAGCGGTCGGGCCCTTTTTGGTCCACAGTTCATAGCGCTCCTTTGACGTCGTGAACTCATCTTGAAGTTTATCTGCGTCCTTGTACATGCTCGTTCCCGAGTCGTACATGGAGGACAGATCATTCGTATCTTTCGCATATGACTCTGTGAAATGCTTCATGTCCTTTTTCTCCTTGTCCACCTGTGATCGTTTCTCGGTTAAGGCAGTTTCAATATGCTGTTGTGCAAGTTGGTAGGCCTGTTTATATGCATCCGTCCCCGTAGATAAAAATTGAACATAATTTGACCTATATTCGTCGAGAAGTTTATTGAATGTCTCGATATCCATATTATACACTTGCTACACAAAATCTGTAGTAAGGCGTACCACCTGCAGACTCGCTCTTACGAATGACTTCCACGATGTTTCCGGGCTTCGCGCCCACCCATCGAGCCATGGCATCTTGTGACCAGATCTGGGGCATCGGGAAATACTCCTTGTACTTCAGAGCAATCTGTTGAAGCACTGGATCTTCGGCATTCAGATGAATGTGGCTCTTGCGCATCGTCTCCACAATCTTGTCTGTGGAAATATTGTACTTGGTCAAGAAGACATTCACCTCTTCCGGACTCAGAATACGATGACGCGGTACGCGCCGATGTTGCGAGATATCAATCAGTTGACCCGTGTGGAAGATTTGGAGAATATGACTCTGTTGGGAGACGGCGTATAGGATCGTCTCAGACGGAGGTGCGAGAACAACAAGAATACCCGTCGTTCCGCCATGTTCGCGGGTGAGATTTGCCGCCACAGTAACGTCCTTCTCGGCCACGCGTGGCTTATTGATCATAAAGATAAGGACATCCTCCATCTTTGTCACCGTTGTTGCAGGCAGATCTGTCTCAATCGTTTCCGGATGATCTGTGGCCACGCCACGCTGTGCGAGGATTGTTTTTAGGATATCCATTGTGCTGTTATTCTTAACAATCTTTCTTTTCATCCGTTTTAATAATATGAAAAACGCCAATATTCTTATGGTCGCCATCGCAGCGCTCGTTGTTATGGGTGTCGTCTTTGCGGGCACCACCGCCGAGCACTTTGGAGTCCCCGAGTTCATAGATCGGTCTCAGTATAATCGGACAACGTCAACCGTAACGTCGTCGTATGCACAGGTAACAAACCACCTGCGAGCGCCAGATTCCCATGAACAGCCGAAGGGGTCGCCGACGGGTCATCGCGTGGGGCAGTTTGAGGGACATAATGCTCCATTCTAGACGGGTCTGATCGACAGTCCTGCACCATAGCCCAGAAGTCTTGAAGTTCCTTCAGATGCGAACTCATCCAGGTATGGTCGCGCGGGACATTCTCTACCCGAATATTATTCAGCATCCAAAATACGATACGAAGTTCGTCACCTTCAAGAGTCTTCCTCCAGGTTACGTAGTCCACACCATCATCCATATACTCGATGCGTCCGTCGTCATGAATGGCAATGACGCCCTTGTACGGAGACTTGTTTACAAGCCACTCCGACTTTGAGATTGTTTTGAACTGCATTTCTGCATAATCACATTCGTCGATATTGCAACACTCCATCTGCATCTGCATCTGGTGATAGTACGCATCCGGGATCAGACTGTCTTGTGTGAATGGCCGGCTAATTGGACACTTGAATTCTACCAGCTTCCCCCACCGATAATCCATGAGATCTTTTGTTAAGACGATACCGTCCGGAGATGCTCCGAGAAACGGGTGCACAGAATGCTGGACGCACGTCGTGTCCACGATCTCGGCACCTCCCTGAATATGCCCATAGATCTTCTTTGCGATCGGTTCGAACTGGATCCCCCACAGACACGCCCCAATCGCACCACCACCTTCGCTCTTGGGGCCATCGAGCTTGCGCATCAACAGCTCCTTGCGCGCAGACGGTGATGCGCCAGAGAAGGCCTTCGTCACTTCAGATGCCGTAATCATTTCGGACCGCTTGGCATGCCACGCATCTGAACGCTGATCGGCCTTGCCGTAGTCTCGTAGAACCTTGTAAATCGAACGCCTTCGGGTCCACACCTTACCAAGGTCAGTTTCCAGAAGTTTGTATACCTGTCTTTTATAGGTCTTATAGTGATATCCATTCTCACAGCAAATTGTCTTGATTCGATTGTTGAGGTGTGTACACTGATCAATCGGTAAATTGAATAGTTCCATTGTATTGCGTATACTGCGTGCGCTCTAATAAAGTCCGTTTTTACCTATTTACATAATTCCCTCTCCTCAATGTAAGATGACAACCACAACTGTAATCTCTACACAGGAGGACTGGGTCCTCCATCGTCTAGAATCATTCTATACAACCGAGCGTACTGAACTCCTGCAGAATATCCTGAATGGCAAGTCCAATATCTCCCTGCGCATACTCGATTGGTTCGTGACCAACTATGCAAAGAAGAACAATATATCCTATGTCCACAACGCCCGCCACGTGATCGTGTACCTGGCATACAAGTCCCACCTCAAGGCATACAGTAAGAAGATGTTTGATCCCTTCTGTCGGTGGGAGCGTCTAGATTTCAGGGGCATCTCTACAACCGTGGGCCAGCTGAACTTTTTTGCCTGGGCCATCGAGGATGGTATCATTGATTACCTCTTTGAGCACCGCGACGATATCCA